ACAATGAAAGAGACCTATTAATGAAATTAAAGGAGATGATATAATTGGCAAATACAAAATTAACAGATAAACAAAAAAAGAAAATTATAGCCGATTATGTTGAAAACCAAAACTATTGTGAAACAGCAAGAATGAATAAAGTAGATGAAAGCACAGTAAGAAGAATTATAAAAAATGACAATAATAAAGAAGTAACGAAACTTGCCGAAGAAAAAAAAGAAGAAAACACTAGAGATATACTAGAGTATATGGATAACATTTATGATAAGCAAAAAAAAATAATTGATTTATCACTCGATGTATTAATTCAAAAATTAAAAAAACCTGATATGTTTACAAATGTAAAAGATATAGCAACAGTTTATGGAGTAATATTTGACAAAGCTTTAAAATATAAAGAAGTACAAACAAAAAATAATAGAATTAATAGTAATGATATAAATAATTCATTATTAAATATAGCAACTCTTTTAAATAATCCAGCACAAAAGAGAACAGAACAGGATTTAGAAGATGAATAGTTATGCACCTTTTGATAATGAGCAAACAGAATATATAAATAAAACATTAAATTGCTGGTTTAATGTAGCAGAAGGTGGAAAAAGAGGCGGAAAAAATGTTATAAATGCATTAGCATTTTGTATTAATCTAGAAAACCATCCGAATAAATTACATTTACTTGCTGGGGTATCAATATCAAGTGCTAAAATTAATATATTAGATTGCGATGGCTATGGAATATTAAATTATTTTGAAGGTAGATGCAAAGAAGGAAAATATAAAAATAAAGATTGCTTATATGTTCAAACAGCAACAGGAGAAAAAGTATTATTAATAAGTGGCGGAGCGAAAGATGGAGATGAAAAATACATAAAAGGTAATACTTATGGAATGGCTTATGTAACAGAGGCAAATGAATGCCACCCTAAGTTTTTAAAAGAAGTTATGGATAGAACTTTATCAAGCGAAGATAGAAAAATATTTCACGATTTAAACCCTAAACCACCAGCACATTGGTATTATACTGAAATATTAGCATTTCACGAAGAAAACCAAAAAAATAATAAAAATTATGGCTATAATTACGGACATTTTAATATATTCAATAATCTATCAATAAGTGATGAAAAACTGAAAAAAGTATTATCAACCTATGAAAAAAAATCAATATGGTATAAAAGAGATATATTAGGATATAGAATAGCAAGCGAAGGTGTATTATTTGGAAATATAGCAAATAACCGTGATAGATATATAACAGATAAAAGAAAAGGTGGAATAATAACAACAGGAGTAGACTTTGGAAAAAATGGTTCAAATCACGCATATTGTACACAAGAAATATCAAGAGCGTATGATTATGTGACAGTATTACAAAGCGATGAAAGTGATTGTTCAAAAGCAAATGAACTATATAAAGAAGATGATGGAATAGGTGCAAGATTAAAACAACTAAAAATAGATTTTATAAAACATATCAAAAAAGTATTAAAACAATATCAAAGAATAGATTGTATCTTTTATGATAGTGCTGAACCCGAATTAGGGGACTTACTAATAAGTTCATTAAGAGAAGAAGGATTACATATCCCAGTAAAACAAAGTATAAAAATAGAAATAAAAGATAGAATTTATTTATTTGGAATATTAATAATGCAAGATAGAATTAAATTTATAGATAATCAGACAGAAGAAATAATAAAAGGATTACAGGGAGCAACACAAGATAAAGAAGCAGATGATGATAGATGGCTAGATGATGGAACAAGCGATATAGATATATTAGATGCTTTTAATTATGGAATAGAACATTATTATGCACAATTTATTAGATTATTTACAGGTAAAAAAGTATAGGAGGAAATATAAATGAATAATATTATAATGAAATACTTATCAAGTTTAGGATATAATGTTAGTGCTAATTATTATGGATATATAGAACATTGGAAAAGTTGGTACGAAAACTATGTAAAGAAATTTCACGAATACCACGACCAAAATGGAGAAAAAAGAGAATTGTATAAATTAGGAATGGCAAAAAGAGGTTGTGAAGATTGGAGCAGTATATTATTTACCGAAAGAGATAGTTTAATTTGTTCAAATGCTAATAATCAAACATATTTAGATGAACAATTATTGAATTTAAAATTTAATGATAAAATACCTGAAAATATAGAAGGGGCATTTTGGAGTGGAACATTAGCAACAATAGTTAGAGTGAAAAATGCAAGATTAAAAGGAAAGCAAATAATTGCAGATGAAAATACATATACTGAATTGATAAATGTCACTGCAAATCAAATAGTACCTTTAAGAGTTGATAATGGCAAAATAATAGATGTTGCATTTATAAGCGAAACAACTATAGAAAATAAGAAATCATACTATATAGAAATACACGAACTAAAAAATAATGGTTATGTAATACAAAACAGATATATAGATGAACAAGGAAACGAAATAGAAAACAATACAGTTGCAAAAGAATATGAAACAGGTTCAAAAGTGCCTTTATTTAGCATTTTAAAGCCAAGAATAGTAAACAATATTGAAGATAATAACGGAATGGGAATAAGTGTGTATGCAAATGCAATAGACCAGTTAAAAGCCTGTGATATAGCATATAATAACTTTGTAAAAGATATTGAACTAGGTGGAAAGAAAATATTTTATAATAAAAAGTTGGTAAAATATGAAATAAGAACTTTTACAGATAACGAAACAGGAGAAACAGTAACAAAAGAAATTCCAATATATCCGGATGACATAACAAAACAACAATTCCAAGTATTGGGAGATGAAATGGATAGTGCAAACGAAAGCCCATTAATTACTGAACACAATCCTGATTTAAGAACAACAGCAAATGAAGAAGGAAACAACTTTGCTTTAAATTTATATGCTTTTAAAATAGGATTAGGAAAAGGATATTACAGATTTGAAAATGGAACTGTTGTTACTGCTACTCAATATTTAGGAGAAAATAAAGATTTAGTAGGAAATGCTAAAAAACATAGAAGTGCATTAAATGAATATACAATAGGAATTGCAAAAGCAATATTATTGTTAGGCAGATTATTATTCAAACAACCTGTAACAGAAGAAGATGAAATAACATTAACAGATAAAGATGGATTTTTAATAAGTGATGAAGAATTGCAAGACAGATATAGACAAGATTTACAAGCAGGATTAATGAGTAAAAAGAGTTACTTAATGAAAGCGAGAAATATGACAGAACAACAAGCAGAACAAGAATTAGCACAAATAAACGAAGATAATCCAAGTATTAGTGATTTAATTGGAAGTAAGGTGGAAGAATAAATGAAAGAAACTTATTTAACATTTGAAGAACTAACGTATTTAATAAATAAATATAAAATACCACATAATGTAAGATTACAAAGTGATAGTGGCTGGGAGTGCAATGAAACAGATATGTGTGGCATTTATTATAACAAAGAAAAAAATATAATTATATTTACTCAAACATTTGATAAGTTTGAAAGAGAATATACAGAAGAAAATGGTTGGACAAAATTAATAAACTAAAATATATATAAGGAGGACTAGTATGGCTGATGAATTATTTACTTATGTTCCAAAAGAGTGGGATACAATAACAATACCAATGAAAGAATATAAAGAATTATTAATAATAAAAGGCAAATATGAAGAATTGAAAGAACAACAGATACAAAAACTTAATTATCAAGTAAATAGAAATTTAACAAATAATGATTTAAAAGAATTTTCAGCAAAACAAGTTCCAAATATTAATTATTAGATAGGAGGTAACCTTCTATGCTAGATGATAGAATAATAAATGTACTTGTGGAACGATTAGTTAATCGTATAGAACAGGGAAACACTTATATATTAGAAGAAATAGGAAATTGTATAAAACAAATAGGAACATTAACACCAAGCAAGGCTCAACAATTAGCTCAAATATTAAAATATGGTGGAAACTATGATAAAATAGCAAAGAAATTAGCACAAATAACAGAATTAAATGTAAAAGATATATATGATCTATTTGACAATGTAGCAAAAGAAAATCAAGTCTTTGCAAAACAATTCTATGACTATAGAAACATTAAATATATACCTTATGAAAAAAATATTGCATTGCAAAACCAAGTAAGAGCATTAGCAAGTATAACAGCAAATGAATATATAAATTTATCAAGAACAACGGCATTTGTAAAAAAAGATATATATGGAAATTCGATATATACTAATTTGACTGAAACATATAGAAATGCAATAGATGAAGCCGTATTAAATGTAAGTCAAGGTAAGACAGATTTTAATTCAAGTATGTATAAAACAATAAAAGAATTAGGAGAAAGCGGAATAAGAACAGTAGACTATCAAAGCGGTTATTCAAGAAGAATGGATAGTGCAGTAAGAATGAATATGCAAGGAGCGTTAAGAAATCTATCTAATACATTGCAAGAACAATTTGGAGAAGAATTTGGAGCAGATGGTGTAGAAATATCAGTACACAGTAATCCTGCTGAAGACCACGAAGAGGCACAAGGCAGACAGTTTTCAAATGATGAGTTTAAAAAATTACAGGAAGATGGAGTTGCAACAGATTATAAAGGAAAAGTAATAGATTTACATAAAGAACAAAAAGATGGAAAATCTGTATCATTTAGACCAATTTCAGAGTATAATTGTTATCATTATATTTTTAGTATTGTATTGGGAATAAGCAAGCCAAATTATAATGAAGAAAAGCTAGAACAAATAAACAAAGAAAATCACAAAGGATTTGAATTAGATGGAAAACATTATAGTATATATCAAGGTACACAGTTACAAAGAAAGTTAGAAACTGAAGTAAGAAAAGCAAAAGACACACAAATAATAGCAAAAAAAAGTGGAAACAAAGAGTTAGTCGATGAAAGTCAAAAAAGAATAACTCAACTAACACAAAAATATAATGAATTGTCAAGTGTAAGTGGTTTACCGACTAAAGTCGAAAGAATGCGTGTTTCAGGATACAAAAGAGTAAATGTAAATAAAATGTAAAAGAAAGGATTGATTTGATTATGAAAGATATTGAAATTAAAATATCAAAAGAAACAAGAATGGTAGACTTAACAAAAACTATTATAGGTAACGATAGCGAAAATTTGCAAGGTAATTTAATATTTTCATTTATAGATGAATTTGTAAATGGAACAGGTAGATTAGAGTACCAAATTAATAACGAGAATGGCTATATAATACTTTTAAAACAAGATGAGACATATTATATACCTATTAAATCTATATTGACTAAAAAAGGTCAAATAAATATGCAGTTAGTCATTACAGAGGGAACAAGTGAAGAAGAAATACCAGTATTCAAAAGTAATGTATTTTATATGACTTGCAACAAGTCAATAAATGCAGAAATAGAAGCACCTGACGAATATAATCAATGGATAGATATAGCAAATGCTAAACTAAATGAATTAGAAGAAGCAATAAAAGAAGTAGGCGACATAGATAGAGACATTACAAACGTAGAGCAAGATATAACAATATTAAAAAGCGAAAGTGGAACAAAAGTAACATTAAGCATAGATGACAATTATTTAATGACATTGAATTTAATAAATATGAATGATGAAATTGTAAGCACGGCAAATATTGATTTTCCTATTGAAAGTATGATTGTAAATGCAGAATATTCAAATGGTATATTAACATTAACATTACAAAATGGAAATAAATTAAATGTTGATATATCTGATATTGTAAAAGGATTAGTAAGCGAAAACACATTTGAAAATGCAGTAAAAGAGCTTGAAAACAAAATAGAAGACAATATAGGGAAAGAGATTCAATTAGATTTTAATGCAGTTTTAGAGAACAATGAAATAATAGCAAATTTAGATGAAAGTATAAAAGACTATGAATTGCAAAACAATACTGGTTATTTATTCCATATATATTTACCTTTAGTCACACTTACAGGAGATTTAGACAACGATTATCCAATATATTTAATGGACAAAGACTTTAATAAAATAAATATTAATACCATATTCCAAAAAGATATAACTAAAACATCAACTGTTGGAGATATGTGCCAAATACAAGATTATGATGTAGGAATAGGTTATAGTTGGGAATTTTATGGACATTTTAGAAAGATAAATGACAATGGCAATGAAATAAATGTAATATATACTGATACAATAGTAAGAGAAACAAACCCTAGCTTAAGTGGAGAACAATTACATAAAGATGTTGTAAATAGCAAATTAAAAGTAGGAACAACAGTAATGTGTTTATCTAACTACGAAAACAATGGTAGCAAGTATGAAAAAGGTCATACTTATTTAATAGAGAATCAAAGCGATACCGAAGAAATAATATTAATAGCAACAGATATTACAGTTTTATATGATGATACAACAATAAAACAAAACATAACAAACTTAAAAGAAGAACAAGAAAAAATAAATGCAAAAAATACTGAACAAGATACAAAAATAACAGAAAATACAAATAAAATATCTACTTTACAAGAAGATAACGAAAATCAAAACACTAACATATCAAAAAACACAGAAAGCATAGAAAGTCTACAAGAAGAAAATACTAATTTGCAAGAAAAAATAACCATATTAGAGCAAGAAAATACGGAGTTAAAAGAAGATGTAAAAGCCCAAGGAATACAAGGCAAAGCAGAAGGAGAAAGCATAACATTAAACGACAGTTCAAGTGCTAGGTTTGAAAGTATTGAGGTTAGCGGAAATAGTGAGCAGGAAACAGGAGATGTAATTGATGATAGTGGAGAAGTAATAGGAACAAAACCATCCTCAGACTACTCATCAGAAGTAAAAAGCAGTGGGGATAATGGAAATATTAATGAAGTTATTTGTAATAAGAATTTGTTACCTAATAATGCAATAACACAAACTATTAACGGAATAACTTTTAGTATAAATGAAGGCAAAACAATAAGTGTAAAAGGAACGGCAACTGCAAATGCGATATTAAACATATTGGGAACAAATACATTGATACTATTAAAAGGAACTTATACATTAACAGGTTGTCCCAGTGGTGGTGGTGTAAGTTCTAATTATAAACTAGATATATTTAAACAAAATGAAAACGCACAGTTTGCTTACGATATAGGTAGTGGTAAAACGTTTACACTAAATGAAACGGCAATATTTGATAGAGTAAGAGTTGTAGTATTTAGTGGCAAAACAGTAGATTTAATTTTTAAGCCTAAACTCGAAGAAGGCACAACCACAACAGACTACGTAGAACATCAAGAGCAATCATATTCAATTCCAACACAACAACCGTTCCGTAAAATAGGAGATTATGCAGACACATTTGTAAAAGAAAATGGTAAGTGGTATGAAAGGCATTGGATTAAAGAGATAATCCCAGACGGAACACAAACGTATGTATTTGAAAATGGATGGTTTGCACTAAAAGTTAATGGTAAGACTATTGTTGATGGTATGCCAGCTGCAGATTGGATACTCAATGGGGCAATAATAAGTAATAAATTACCAACTGTTAGTAGAGCAGATATGACTATACCACAAAGAAATTATATGGGAGTATCATTACACACTACGGGGGAAATAGCTTTAAAATTAGATAACCAAGACAGCACCCAAACAGACTGGACAGTAGATACAGTCAATGATTACTTAAAGAAAAACGAAATTAAAATTTACTATGCATTAGCAGAACCAACTTTAATCGAATGTACAGAAGAACAATCAACTATACTAGAACAATTAAATAATGCAAGAACATATAAAAACATAACACATATATACAGTACAGATGAGGTTAGTCCT